TCCGGCTTGTCGGCCAGCCGCTCGAGGACCTGCGCGATCTCATCCACGCTCATCCCGGTCCGCTCGCACACCTGCTCGAGGCTGCGGACGGCCGCGGTGGTGCCCTCGTAGGCCGGGAAGCCGGTGACGACAGACACCTCGTGGAGGGCGATCTCGCGCAGCTCCCGGGTCCGGCCGTCGTCCGACCAGCGGTCCCCACCCCGCGGCACCGTGAACCCGAACGACATCTTGTCCACGATTCCGTCGCGCATCAGCGCCGACAGGTCCCGGGCGTACGTCGTGTCCGGCATCGTGAACTCGGCCCGCAGCCCGATGTTGTCCTCCGACAGCCGCAGCGTCCCCGACCGGGTTGACGCCAGCACCATGTTCGAGTCGTGGTTGACGTAGGCGCGGATGTCGCGCTTGCGGGACTTGAGCGATCGGGCAAACGCCCCCGGGAGGATGCGCTCGGTGAACGGCAGCGGCTCGCTGTCGCTGTTGAACACGGCGGCGTAGCCGACGAACGTGTTGCCGTCGTCCTCGGCCCGCAGCTCCCCGACGAACGTGCGGAACTCGACGTCGGCACCCTCGGTGCGCGGCTCGACAGGCGTGACCATGTACCGCTCCTGGTCCTCACGGATCCGTTTGGCGAGGTTATCCCAGAACGACACCGCATCCTGATACCGCGCCCCCGTCGGGATACCCCACAGCAGATGCGCCACCGCACCCGGCGTCGGATAGCCGTCCTCGTCGGGGCGTGCGCCGTCGGCCTCCAGGTCGCCCGCGTGACGTGCCGCCCACGCGCTCACGCGCACAGCCTTGTCCTCGGTGACCTCACCGCGGGCCATCGCCGCAGCCTCACGCACCGTCCGGTCCGTCACCCCATCCCCCGACAGCCCCTCACGGTGAAACTCAAGACCCTGAGCGGCCGCGTCCTGCACATACTGCGGCGGGGTCGTGTCCACCTGCCGCGCCTCGACCGACCGCTCACCGACGAACTCAGAGCCCTCAGCCTGCGCGATAGCCAGCGCCTGGTCGATGGCCGCCTGCTTGCTGTCGTGGCAGCCCATCACCTCACCGTCGTCCTTGACGGTCGCCCAGCCAGAGCAGCCCTCCGCGTCATCGCTGATGTAGTACGGCATCAGATGACCACCCTGTCGCGTCCTCGGGAATAACGCCAGTCAGACAGCAACCGCGCCGACTTTGACAGATTGCAGTATGCGCATGCTGGCAGCAGATTACCGAGTGCGTGACGGCCGCCTCGTGACAGCGGCACAACGTGATCTATATGCGAATACGGCTCTGCTTTGCAATACGCGCACATTCCACCATGCCGAGCGATTAGACGTAGAAGGTCACCCTCGGTCACGACCCGGGTTTCCTTGTTGCGCTTTCGAGCTCGCCGGCGATGCTCGTTGGCCTTGATGATTTCCGGCCGAGAGCGCAGCCACATTTCATGCTTGGTCTTCTGACCATTCACATCGTTTCTGTAATCCTCGAGCTGCTGTTCGTAACGACACTCAGCAGAGCAGTAACGAATCGTGACCGGGTTGCCCTTGAATGGCCGCTCGAATGAGGTTTCGCACCGCTGACAGATCAGCGTTTCTGGCAGAATGTGTCCCTTGCGTTGCTGCTGATAATGCCGATTGCAGAATCCCTTGGCGGCATGTGGACGGCCGCATTCCGGCAGTTTGCAATAGGGGCTGTCGTTCTTCTGCCACGCCCCAGTTCGATGCGGATCGCCGTATCGCTGGACCCGAAGGGCGTGCATTGCGCAGTAGCCCTTCCCGTTGTACTTGCGCTTGCAACCGGCAATCGAGCAGGCCTTCGTCATCCGTTGTTCGCCGTTTCGGGGGCGACCTGGACGCTAAGAGCACCAGAATGCTCCACGTCGAGGTCCAGCAACGCAGCCACCGAATCTCCGGTGAACCCTGCCGCGGTCAGCGCCTGCGCCGCCCGGGCCTTCTCCGACACCGTGATGATCGGCGCGTCCGTCAGCGGAATGTTCTGCAGCGGCACCCGGTACTGGTCGCCCTGGTCGGTGGCCCGCAGGTCCTCGAACGACCGAACGTCGTTGACGGACATCCAGCCGGCCGCAAGCGCCGAGGCGTACCCGGCCGTCCTCGTGGCGAAGTCGGCCCGGACCAGACTGTTCAGGTTGAACTTGATGAACGAATCACGGTTCGTCAGCAGCTGCGAGAACACGTCCTCGAGCTTCTGCACGTACGGCTGGATCGTGTGCTGCGCGAAGAACAGCTGCTGCTGCTCCACCGACGAATAGGACACCGACCCGGGCGTGGCGACGCCGAGCATGAACTGCGGGATACGGAAGATGCGGGCGACCTCCTCGATCGCGAACCGCCGCTCCTCAATCAGCTGCGACTGAGCCGGGTCCACCGTCGCCGGCTGGAACTTCGCACCCCCGTACAGCACCGCAGGACGGTGAGCGCGCCGCAGCCCCTTGTGGCCGGCCTCCCACGAGTCCACCAGCTCGGCCGCCTGGTCCTTCGTCAGGTCCCCCGGCCACTCGATGATGCCCCCGGCGTACGCCCCTGATCCGAAGAACTTGGCCGCGTAGGTCTCGAGGGCGATACCGAGGCCGAGCGCCTCCTTCGCCTCGTCGATACGGGACACGCCGCGGACCTCGCCGGGCATCAGCATCTCGGTGATGTGCAGCACCTCGTCGGCCTGCAGCACCCGCTCGCCGTACTCGGTCCGGTACTCGACGGCGCCGTCGGGACGGCGGATCGGGCGGACCTTGTGCGGGTTCAGGACAGCCATGTCGATGACCCGGCCGCCCGGGTCCCGCCGCACGTGGATGAACGTGTTGCCGTCCAGGAGCAGGGAGACCATGACCTGCTGCCAGAACGTCGTCCGCGGCATCTCCGACGACGGGCTGGTCACCCACTCCTCGCGAGGGCGGAACGGCAGACGCTGTCCGTCACGGCGGATGAACTGGTCCAGCGGCAGCGTCGAGATCGTGTCCGAGATGAGCCGGACCGACGCGTACACGGCCGACATCTTCAGGGCCGTGTCCTGCGTCACCGCCACCCCAGCGTTCGAGGCCCGGGCGAACAGGGCGCCCGACCCCCACAGCTGCTGGAACCCCCCGCGGGCCTCGCCGCCGGTCAGAAGCCTGTTCAGCATCAGCTACTCCGTTCGGCAGCCAGCCCGAACGCCAGCAGTCCGACGCCGACCGCGACCACCCCTGCCGCAGGGGTGACCATCCAAAGCCCGACAGCGGTTACGAGGATACCGACAGCCTGCAGCACAGACGGAATCATGTGAAGAACACCCCTGCTTTCGTCTCGACCTTCGGATTCTGATGATGCCAGGCGGCACGGTTGAAGGCTATGACAGCCGCGATCGCCGCGTCGATCTTGCGCGGTGACGCCTTGTCCTCCTTCACGATGTACGCCCCCTGCGCCGTCTCCTTCAGCACCGCGTTGTCGATGTGCCGGGACAGCCCCGGATGCCCATCATGCGTCAGACCGTCGCTCGTGGCTGCCTGGTAGAACGACGAGACGGCCGCGGCCATCCGCTTCCTCACGGCCGTGTTGAACGCCAGCACCACCTCGTCGCCGTACAGCTCGGCCCAGCGGGTCAGCTGCTGCGACCAGTACGGCGGGTCCGCCGACATCTCGAGGACCGTGAAGTCGGAGAACGCCCGGTGCACCGCCGCCTCGACCTCATCGTGGTCGACCTTCCACGCCACGCTGCCACCCGGATGCTCCCACAGCCCCAGCACGAACAGGTGCGGCGTCTCCTCCACCGTCGCCGCAACCAGCGCCGTCGAGTCCCCCGAGTACGACCCGTCGAACCCCAGCACGACCTTGGTGTCCTTGGACCGCGGCACCTCCAGGGCGGCCTGCGCCGACTCCCACGTACCGGGCGGCAGCCACCGCTCGTCATCCGGCTCGACCCACATGTTCAGGAAGTACCGGCAGCCCTCGTGAAGCGGCATCTCCCGGAAGCGGCGCTGCAGATCCTCGAGCCTCTTCCACGGCTCCGGGTTGGCCTCCTCGAGGGCGGCGGCCAGCGCGTCATCGTCCGACAGCAGGTCCACGTTCACGTTCGGCTCACGCCACGAGAACAGGAACCCGGCGTCCTCGACCTCGCCAGCCTGGACACGCTTGCCGTACTCGTACGCGGTCAGCGCCGTCGACTCCTGCTTCGGATTCCCCGCGGTCGTGATTCCGAGCGACCAGGCGTCCTGCCGCTTCGCCAGCCCGTTCTCGAGCACCATCGCCACACGCTGCTTCGACCCGGTCCACTCGTGCGTCTCGTCCATCACGACGAACGTCGGCCGCAGACCGTCGTTGGTCCCGGCCACCGCCGGCACCCTGACCAGCACCCCCGACGCCCCGCGGACCTGAACCTCCCGCTCGAACACGTCGAAGAACTCCTTGAG